TTACAGGAAGTACAGTTTATACTGAACTTTCCACTAAAACATCTGTGGATGGTACAACAATAACAAGTTATATCACAGATAATTTCGCTGGATTTGGTACAGGACAAACAGGACAATGGTTTGTTATCGGTCTTGTTCCAAGTTCAAGTGTTTCTGGATTAAGTGGTACTGAGGTTTCTTCTCCATTAAATGGTACAAATAGAGCCAATTCATATAACAATAAAGAATGGTTCAACGTATTTTACAACGATGGAGCAACTATAAACAGTGTTTATTCATATCTTTTTGTTTGGAATGGTACAGCTTTTACTGGAACTAAATTTATATGGACAGCAACTTTAAATACTGACTATGATAATATAGTAGTGGCCGCTTTAAGGTCAAGAGGTAAATACGTTGGTCAAACATTAACACACGAAGTAACAGCAAACACTGGTGTTACAATTTCAAGTGTTGGTACCTTGGCTAAAAATGTATTCTCAGAATTTACAATAACAACCGCAGGATTAAATAGTGGAACTAAATCATTCACTTGTTCATTAGATACAACATCTTCAAAATACATTACAAAAGTATTAGGAAGTGACGTGTTTGATAAATCAACTGAAGATTACGCGGTTTATGTTCACGAGGTATATCCAAAATTATTAAAACACGCTTACGAGAAAGGATTAGTAAGAGGTGTTAGTTCAACAATCGATTATAATCTTGACGGAACGAATTTCTTACATCAATGGGATACCACAATTTCTCCAATGGTTGTATCTGAGGTTCGTGGTGGTAAAGTTACGGATTTATTCCAAGTTCAGACAATTTCTGACGGTGAAGCCGCTAACTTCCAAGTTAAAATAATGATTCAAAACATTAACATTGATTCTGGTGAGTTTGATTTAATCGTAAGAGATTTTAACGATACTGATGACAATATGGTAGTAATTGAAAAATTCACAAGATGTTCAATGAATCCAGATTTACCAGGTTACGTCGCAAGAAAAATAGGTACTTCTGATGGTGAGTTTGAATTACGTTCAAAATACATTATGTTAGTTATGGACGCAAATCACCCAACAGATGCTTTCCCTGCAGGTTTCAAAGGTTTCTTAACTGACAACGCGTTCTCAGGGTCAACTTTGGGAAGTACAATTTATAAAACTGATTATCTTGCAGCTGGAGACGTAATTTATTACGAATCAGATGGTACACCAGTATTGTCTAACGGAGATAAAGTAAGAAAAGTATCTTTAGGTCTTTCTTCTCAAGTTGGTTTCGATAAAGATTTGTTTAAATTCAAAGGAGCGGACGCAAGTGGTGAGTCTTTTGGATTCCACTTATCTTCAAACGCGGCTGCGATAACTGGGACATCATTTAAATGTACTCCATATGATTTAGAAGGTACAGATAAAGGATTGTTAGAAACTAGTGCATATCGTAAATTTACATTCGCGGTATATGGTGGTAGAGATGGTTGGGATATCTATAGAGATGTTAGAACTAACGGAGACGCTTACATTTTTGGTAAAAGTACATATGTAAGTGGTTATACTACTAATAGTGGTGTATTCAGTAATACAGTAGGAAACTCTGATTATTACGCTTACTTAGATGGTATTAATACCTTCTCAAACCCTGAAGCTGTGGATATTAACGTATTTGCGACTCCAGGTATTAACTTCTCAGATCACAGTTCTTTAACTACTCAAGCAATTGATATGGTTGAAAACGAAAGAGCGGATTCTCTATATATTATTGGAGCTCCGAACAACCCAACAACAGAAGGTGTTATTGGTGATCTTGATACAGTTTCTTTAGATACAAACTACTCAGCAACATATTGGCCTTGGATTCAAGTAAGAGATACAGATAATGCAACTCAATTATACATCCCACCAACAGGTGAGGTTGTTAAGAACATTGCTTTAACTGATAATGTGTCTTACCCTTGGTTCGCAGTCGCTGGTTATTCAAGAGGTTTAGTAAATGCAATCAAAGCATCTAAGAAATTAACTTTAGATGAGAGAGATGACCTATATGCTAACAGAATTAACCCAATTGCGACATTCTCTGATACTGGTACTATAATTTGGGGTAACAAAACTCTTCAAGTTAGAGAATCAGCTTTAGATAGAATCAACGTAAGAAGATTACTATTAAGAGCAAGAAAATTAATATCTGCCGTAGCGGTTAGATTATTGTTCGAGCAAAACGATGAACAAGTTAGAAACGAATTCTTAAGATTGGTTAACCCAATTCTTGAGTCAATTAAAAAGGAAAGAGGTTTATATGAATTCCGTGTAACGGTTTCAAATGACCCAGAGGATATCGATGCTAACACATTGAGAGGTAAGATTTACGTTAAACCTACTCGTTCTCTTGAATTTATTGATTTAGAATTCATAATTACCCCAACAGGGGCTTCATTTGAGAATATCTAATCTAAAAGGAGATATAAACAGAAAGGGGTTCCATTTACGGGACCCCTTTTCTATTAAAAATGTATATGTTCCACAAGGAACCATTTTTTATAATAATTATACTTTTTTGCTTATATTAGTTCTGTGGAAGTGTATATTCTAGTATTTATTAATAATATTTTAATTATTTTATTAATTAAGTAATTTATTCTAGAGCTTTTTATAGTGGTATTGTAAAAAACTACGAAAAATAATTGACATAATCAAGCCCAAGACAATAATAAACCAAAAAAAGATTATTTTCCATTTGGCTTATATTTATATGAAAGATAAACTAAAAACTTAACAAATACAAAATGGCAGATTTACTAATGAAAATGCCGGTTCCTTACGAACCGAAAAGAGTTAACCGATTCATTGTTAGATTCCCTTCATCATTGGGTATCAACGAATGGTATGTTACTTCAGCTAAAAGACCTAGTGCTAAAATTAACTCGGTTGAGATTCCTTTCTTAAACACTTCAACTTACGTTGCAGGTAGATTTACTTGGGAAGCTCTTCAAGTTACATTTAAAGACCCAATTGGTCCTTCAGCATCACAAGCTTTAATGGAATGGTTCCGTTTACACGCAGAATCAGTAACAGGTAGAATGGGATATGCTGCTGGATATAAGAAAGATATCGAACTTGAAATGTTAGACCCAACAGGAGTTGTGGTTGAAAAGTGGATTCTCCAAGGTACCTTTATCACTGACTTAAACTTCGGTGATTTGGATTACAACAACGATGCAATCGCAACAATTCAATGTACATTGAGAATGGATAGATGTATCCAAGTATACTAATACCATTTTCTACATAATATTATTAAACCAACAACCGAATTAGTAAATCTGTCTAATGGGTTGTTGGTTTTTTATTTTAAATCTTTACTTTCACATAGTTATTAAGTAAATTTAAGACTATGGAACAATTTGCAATAGACCCAACAATCGCTTACGACGTAGTTGAACTTCCTTCTAAAGGTATTCATTACGCAAATAAGAAAAAATCAGTTCGAGTGGCTTACTTAACCGCTGCTGATGAAAATATTTTATCTGCTCAAAACTTACTTAAAACCAATACGGTTATTGAGGAGCTATTGAAAAGAAAAATACTAGATAAAGACTTACCTATCGATGAATTATCAGATGAAGATAGGAGTGCAATTCTTATATTTTTAAGAAACACATCATTTGGTCCAGAATACACATTTTACCTAAGAGACCCAAAGACAGATGAGGAATTCACGGCTGTTATTGATTTGAGTGAAATATCAGTTAAAGAATTTACTCTAACTCCAGATGAAATGGGAGAGTTTAAATTCCATTTTCCTAAATCAAATGTTGACATTACCTTTAAATTTTTAACAAAGAAACAACTTAAAGAAATTGAAAAAATTGAAGAGAGTTGGAATGGTATTGGAGTTGCACCAATTGTAACCAAACAGTTAGAAATGATGATTAAATCCATTGCAGGTAATAGGGATTTAATGAATATCCACAATTTCGTGGAAAAAATGCCAATCAAGGATTCTCAAGAGTTTAGAAAATTCGTAAAAGAACATAAACCAAATTTAGATTTAGTAAAATCAGTAACCGCCCCGTCAGGAGAACTTGTCAATGTAGAAATTGGCTTTGGGGTGGAGTTTTTTCGCCCTTTCTACGGAGTATAAGAAGGGACAATTAGACGAGATTTTATTCTTGGTTAAAAGAGGGTTCTCCTATGGAGATGTTATGTCTATGCCAATATACATAAGGAGGTACTATATCAATTATTTAATTGAATTAGAAACCACAACTTAATCTATTTATATGTATGGCGGATACAATTAAATCAATTATAGACGGATCAAGGAATAGAGAAACTGCTATAGCAAATTTTAATGCTAATCTTGCTTCTGGAACTAAACTTGACTCAAAACAATTTTACACTGAATTAGATAGAAAATTCCCAATAGCGGGGACTACAACAAATAATAGTAATAGTAATTCAGGTAGTACCGCGGGTGGAATTGCGGGTGCAATTGGTGACATACAAGGATTTAGTAGTAAATTAACTATGGGTTCTAGTACCGATATTACCGATTTAAAAACTTTCTTAGGTGCGGGAGTCGAAACATTAAACCAATATTTTGGTAAAAATGGTGGAATCATTGACGGAACATCCGCTTTAATTAAAAATTTAGCGGGAGCGGCGATGACTGGAGCTAAAGATATTTTATCAAAAGAAGTAGATCTTAGAGCTCAAATCAACTCTCAATTAGGGGTTGCTGGTGATTTATCAAAAAATTATAGAGAGCAAATAGTTGATGCGTTACCTGGGGTAGTTTCAATGGGTTATGGTTTTCAACACGTAAGTGATTTAATGGTTGGACTCGCTGAAAAAACGGGAAAATTTACTACATTAAACGCCACAGTAGTTGCTGACACCGCAAAAACATCAAGAGCCTTTGTTGGTGATTTATCCGAAATGGCTGAAGTATTCTCAACATTTTCAGATGTTGGTATCGGTGCTGAACAAACAGTAAAGGCAATTAACGAAGCTGGTACTAAATCAATTTCTTTAGGATTAAACGGTAAGAAAACCGTATCCGATATGAGAGAAAATATTGGTAAACTAAATGAATTTGGTTTTCAAAACGGTGTTAAAGGTCTTGAAAGAATGGTTCAGAGAGCAACTGAATTTAAAATTAAAATGTCAGATGTTTTCACCATAGCAGAAAAGGTAATGGACCCAGAAGGGGCAATTGCGTTATCTGCAAATTTACAAGTTTTGGGTGGTGCAATTGGTGACTTTGGTGATCCATTAAAAATGATGTATGACGCAACGAATAACGTTGAAGGATTACAAGACGCATTAATTGGTGCCGCTGGTTCATTAGCAACATACAATGATTCACAAGGTAGATTTGAAATTACGGGTGTTAATTTAAGAAGAGCACGAGCAATGGCTCAAGAATTGGGTATGTCATTAGGAGATTTAACCAAAGGGGCAGTTGCCGCGGCGGAAAGAACATCTGCAGCAACAGCGTTAATGGCTAACGGTTTAAAATTAGACGAAAAACAAACAGAATTTATCACTAACCTTGCAAGAATGAAGGATGGTGTAATGAGTATCGATGTATCATCAATATCAAAAGAATTTGGAGGAGCAACATCAGTTGCGTTAGATCAATTAACAAACGAACAAGTTAAAATATTAAATGATAATCAAAAGAAGTTAGAAGGAATGAGTATTGAGGAAGTTGCTAGAGACCAATTTACCGAAACTCAAAATTTAGTTTTAAAAACAAATGAAATTCTAACAATTTTAAAAGTCCAATTCGCCAAAAGTATAGGTAGACCAGCGGGAGAAAGTGCGGATGTTCTTATAAAAGAAGCTAACAAGTACCTACAAGGTGCAACTAAAGGTGAAAAAGGAAATAAGGCGGGAGAATTAATTTCAACAATTCAAACTAAAGAAGGATTGGCTAATATTGTAAAATCGAGTGCGGAGAGTAAAAAACAAGAGGCGTTAAAGGTTGATAATAAAACAAAAGAGACACCAAAAGAAGATAAGTCTACCAATACCGATAAACCAATGACGGCCGCTGAATTTAGAGAAATACAAAATAGTGGGAAATATGACAAGAATAAACAAATTATAATCAATAATAATTTGGAACCACTAAACCCTAATGATTATCTATCACTTAAGATTTAAGATTTCATATAAACCTCTATTTATTAGAAAAGCGATATAATGCCAAGTTACTTAGATTTTGATTCTACAAAAAGATTTAGAGATTACATCTTGAGTAAAACTTTGAATAAACCTAACGGTCCTCAAACGTTTACTCAAAATTCGTATACAGTTCAGACTCTAAGTGAGATGGCGAACAAGGATTTACCTGAAGTTGATAACAATAGACCTACAGACCTATTACAGACTCAAAATACGAACATATTTAAACCGTTGGAGTACTTTGTTACCGAGACGTTAGATACCATCCCAAGACGAGCAAATTTACAACTATACCCATATTTCAATTCGGGTAACTATAATTTCATCAGTATTATGTCAACAGACAATTATGATACTGAATCTGAGTTAATGAAATTTGCGGCCTTGAATATGAGATTAAACTCAAACGGTCCAGTTTTCTCAAGAATTAATAGAAATATTGAAGCGGCAACGAACGGTAGGTTAAGAATTTTAGATGCGTTAAATGGTAACACTACAACCGCAATTAATTTAATTACAGGTAGAGAACAATTAATTGAACCAAATAACAAGATTACTGTTGCTAAAACTCTTCCAGGTAAAGCAATTGATTTTTTACAAACAGTCGCGGGTGTGGAATTTCCTTGGTCTGAAATACCAGGAGATTATCTTACTAACCCAAGAAACCCAATTAATATTAGACCACAAGCAAGAACTGAATTAGGTAGAGTTTTTCAGGACGTTACAGGTGCGTTAGGTTCTTTAATAGGAATTCAAAGAAGACCAAAATTAAGTAGAAAACCGTCAGACTTGATGATTGAATACTTAGGTGAAGGTCAAAAAAATGCGTTATATGATAATTTATCATATTCAAAATACGCACCAAACTATACAACAACCGCAAGATCACAAAACTCATCAAAAATATTCAATTTTGTTGATACAGTTGCTCAAGGTGTTAAAAATATATTAGGTATTGAAGCACCTAGAGGTGTTGCATACATCGGTGATGACAGAGGTGACGATGTCAAATATGCGATGGGAGATTTTAATGACAGACAAGTTAGAAGTAGTTACTATTTGGGTTTAATGTTTGACCCAGTACAAGCTGAATTATTTCAAAGAGATAAAAACATATCACAAGGAGGAACAATTACAGGTAATTTAACTTGGATTAGTAAAAACTCTAAAAATAAAATTGGTACCCACAATAAAGAATGGGATAGTGAACAATCAACCTACTCGGATTCTTTATCTACAAAATTTGAATTTAGAGAAGATTCTATCTTAGGATACACTCAGGAAATTTTAGATACATTACCAACAAACGGAGCAAGTTCAAGGTCTCACGTTGCAAATGTAATTGACCAAACAAGTCGTTTCTTTAAAGAAGGTGACGTTATGATGTCAAGAGGATCTGCGGTGAAATACATTAAGAACAATTCTGGTGAAGAAAGTGGAATTGAATTTTGTAGAGTTTGGACAAAAGATAGAGCATATATGAATTACTCCGATACTATGAAAAGAACGGGTAATGTTAGAAAATATGAAGATAGTGTTATGTCCACACCTTGGAATTTAAACATAGCACCGATGTCAAATGGTAAGAAAGACTTTAGTCAATCAACAAATATCAAAGACAAATATCCATATGGACCTGATGCTGACGGTAAAGCTTTCTATGCTAAGAAGTATATGTTTTCAATTGAAAATTTAGCTTGGAAAGCATCTACGTTACCAGGATTTACAGTTTTAGATTTACCATATTGTGAGAGAGGACCAAATGGAGGTCGTGTTATGTGGTTCCCACCATATGATTTAAAGGTATCGGAACAAAATAGCGCTAAATGGGAGGAAAATAATTTCTTAGGAAGACCCGAACCAATTTACACATATCAAAATACATCAAGAAGTGGTCAAATATCATTTAAAGTTGTTGTTGACCACCCAAGTATCTTAAACTTATTAGTTAGAGAACATTTTGAAGGAATGTCAGACGAAGATTCTGATAACTACATTAATGCATTTTTCGCTGGTTGTGAAGAAATTAATTTTTATGATTTAATTAAAAGATATACGACGATTACAGCTGATGACGCTAAAAGAATTAAAGAATATCTTGAAGGTGGAGTTGACCCAGTATCAATTAAAAAATTTAGAGTTGAATCCGACCCTATACCAAGTGAAACACCTAACACCGAACCAACAAAAAATGAAGGAGTAAAATTAACAACATCACTATTGTTTGAAAACGATAGACCAAGTGGGGCGTCAGGTAGTAGTGCCGAATATATTTCATTATTAGAATATACTGGACTATACACTCAATCAATTGGGCAAGCAGGTAATGCACATAATATTAAGGCTCTAAAAGAATTAGAGGAAAGTTTAACTACTCTACTACCTTTAGCATTTAGTGGTACAACTACTGCGGCAGAAAACGCAAGAAAAGATATTAAAACATTAATTGGAACACCAGATGGTAGAATAGATCCATCACTTCACGCGGCAAAGATTACTGAACAAAAAGATTTATTACAAAAACAAATAGATAAAGGTGTCGCAAATTATAACGAATATAAAACAAAAATTGCAACACTAAAAGAAGATATAACAAAAGGTAAAGTACAAGAAATTACAATTACTGCGTTATCGTCTTGTTCTGCGGTTGCTGATGACACCTACAATTATAAATTATCAATAAGAAGAAGTCACAGTATTTTTAAAGATATTGTTAAAGAATTGGGTGGAGAAGCTGCGGCTAGTAAGGCAACTTGGGTAAATATACCAAAAGGCTCCCCAACCACATCAACTAAATTAGAGAGAATAATTTCATTTAAAGATTTAGGGTTTGCGGATAAAGAAGGTAATTTAATATTTAAGGCAACTAATACGGGTGAAAAAGTTGCTAACGAGCAAGGAAAAAGTTGTAGTGATGCCGAATTTAAAACAAAATCATTAAAGGTTAATAGTGCCATTGCTTTCGGTTGTAGACAATCTAAAGTAGAATTCAATTATACTAAAGCGGTTATACCTCAAGAATCTCAAAAACCAAAACCTGACGTTATTCCACCAAGAACTAGATTAGTTCCAGATGGTGAAGAAAAACCACCATCAGGTAGAAAAAAACCAGCAATTGACCCAATGAAGAGAATAATAATGAAGACGTTGTCTGAGTGTTATTATTTTAAAATATTGGAAGAAAAAGACCCAGTTGTTTTTGGTTCATTAAAAGAAAAATTAAAATATTTCCATCCAGGATTTCACTCGATGACACCTGAAGGATTAAATGCACGTTTAACATTTTTACAACAATGTCTTAGACCGGGAGATACGATACCAATTAAAGGTATATCCGACGCTTTAGATTTAAATGCAAGGAATACAACATTTGGACCACCACCAATTTGTGTACTAAGAGTTGGGGATTTCTACCACTCTAAGATTATCATTAGAGATATTAGTATAACATTTGAAGACAGTACTTGGGATTTAAATCCAGAAGGTATCGGTGTTCAACCAATGTTAGCGAACGTATCATTACAAGTTAACTTTATTGGAGGTCAAGGATTGGCTAAACCTGTCGAAAGATTGCAAAATGCATTGTCATCTAACTTCTACGCCAATACAGAAATGTATGACGAAAGGTCAACAGTAACTGTAGGTAGTATAAGTGGAAAAACAGTACAGGAATTTACTAAGTGGTTCTTAGAAGGTTTACAAAAAGAAGAAGAACCTGCGGTGGATTCAAGTAATAGTGATGAAGGTGTAAAACCAGATACCGGAAAATATATTGGAAATGGAACAACAACATTAACATATGACAATTTAATTAATGATGTTTTTACCAAAACAAAAGTTTATTTTGAATCATTTGAACCTAGTTACAATCTGTTAAATAAAGAATTTGGACCATTAATTATGAAATTATTATTAAGTTCAGATTATAGAAAAATAAAAAATTTAGACATATTCACGTCCACATCTTTAACTCCTGGAACCACAGTTGAATTAATTGGTAAGTACCCAGACGGTACTCCATACTCAAGATTTGTATCTTTATTAAAGAAGAGACTTTTAGATTTCGTAAAAACTGAAGATATTGCTTCGGTGTTTGCGTTCGATAAAGTGTTAACGGCACCTAAGATAGTAAAAGCTAACGAACTATTAAGACCATATATCACCAAATTAATTGAAGATAAAATTGGGTCGTTAGATTCTAACAAACAAGTAAAGGGATTTGATGAAAGAAGAAATGAATTGATTATTGCTTTAGATAAGGTTAATTTCTTGGTAAAATATGGATATGATGCACAATTAGAATCTCAAGATAAAGCAATAAAAGCAACTTTATCTGGTTATACATCTAATTTAATCTATGATGAGTATAAAAGTTGTATTGATTATATAAAGGATAACACAAGTAAGTTTTACGAAAAGTTAGATAACACAATTGACTACAATAACCCAGTGATAAACTCTCAAATTTTAGGGTCATTATTATCGGTTATACTAAGTTCAACTGGTGCATATAATAAAGATACACTAATGAAAGTGTTTGACGCAGATAAAACTATATTTGACGAAAACACGGTTGAGAAATTAAATAAAAAAATAACATCTTTTATTGAAGGACCAAAAGATATAGAATTTAAGTTTAAAAAGATGAAAGAAAGAAAAAATAGTAATCCTATTTCTTTCAATGTTACTGCAACAGAGGAGATAACCGATTCTGCGGTAAAAGACCAAGTTACATATTTAAATTCAAAAAAAGTTCCAAGTATGAGTGGTAAATTAAATTATTATAGAGATGTCACGTAGTTATTTTAACAGATATGAGCTTTTTATTGAAGATGGTAACTTTAGAATAGTACCAGGTATCGAACTCCCAATCAAGGGTTCGGACAAATATCACCAATATAAAAACGGAAAAGATAGATTAGATAAATTATCACAAGAGTTTTACGGAACACCAATTTTTGGGTGGTTGATTATGACCGCCAACGCTTTAGCGGGAACAAATGAATTCGAAATCCCCGATAATTTTATCCTTAGAATTCCTTTTCCTTTGGTTACCTCTTTACAAGATTATAAAAGAGGCGTAGAATTGTATAATTTATATTATGGGGAACAATGATTTATCGAATAGTGAGAAAATATTAGTTAAGGTCGATCAGAACAATCTGATGTACATCGACCCTAATAGCGTCGTGGTTAACGGTGAAATAGAACCAAGAGGAATAAAACAGGAAAACTTGGTTATGTTTGTTAATCTTGAAGCGGATTTGGTTCCTAGGTCAACACTTGTTTCAAATGACGAAAAGAATACCTTAAAGACCATAGCAAAAGGAACACTTAATTTTTTAAGTAGTGCAACAGGTGATAGAGATTTTACCACTGAATGGACGGATTCATATTTCGAAAGTACACCTAAAAAAACCACAAATGGTGCGGACGGTAAACCAGTGGACCAACAGTATTATCAAAGTGATGAAACTGGACAATCTTTTGGTATCGACAATATTAGTATATTAGTAAAAGGAGCAAACTTCATACCTCAAATCAATATTAATTTTATTGACGTTAGAGGTAAAACTTTATTTGAATCCCCAGAAAATTCACCATATCAAGCTTTCTTTCATATACCTTGGCCAATATTTTATTTAACGGTTAAAGGATTTTATGGTAAAGCAATTAGATATAGACTACACTTAGTAAAGTTCAACTCAAGATATAATGAACAAAATGGTAATTTTGAAATTGCCACATCTTTCGTTGGGTCATCATTTGCGTTTATGAATGATATACCTTTAAAGGGTATATTAAACTCACCATATATGTTCCTTAAGGAATCTTCGAAACCTGCTGAGTTTAATGAAAGTACAGGTAAATCAACACAAAAAGTTTATAAATCTTCAAAAGGGTACGCAATTCTTAATTCCGTTTATTCGGAAATGAAACGAAAAAAATTAATACCACAAGACTTTCCAGTTAAAACGGTTAGAGAAATTGGTGCTATTGCTGAAACGTTAGATAAAATATTAGAACAGTCAATATTCAATAACGTTATTGATATGAAAGTTTTAGCGGGACTACAAGATTATGATAAAGATTTAACCAACTATGAAACTGAAATAAAGGGATGGGCGGCTAAACATTTGAATAAGACATCGTATGAAGATACAGTAACAGGAAAAGACGCTGAAGGATTAAATACATTTGTTAGATACTATGGACTAAGTTCAACTAAGAAATCGGATAATGAAAACATAGTAGGTAAAGAAAATTATAAAACTTTAGAAGGGTTAATAACTCTTTATAATGGAAAATTAAAAACTAGTGCGGCGTATAATAACAGTCTACAGAAAAAAGATACTAAGGAAACAAAAGCGATAAATGTTAATATTTCGTTTTTAACAAAAAGTATAACCAACGCGGGTAACTATTATAAGAAAAATGAAAGAGGAGAATATGTTGTTGCAATTGACAAGTTAGTACAAGACATTGGAGAAATTAGAGGTACATTTTTTGAACAAAAACAAAAAATAGAAAAAGAGGTAGAAAGAAAAATGAACGAGGTAGTTAGAGATCCAAAATTAGGAATTGGGTTTGAACCTACTGTTAGAAATTTGTTTGCGGTGTTATTAGCAAACGCTGAGGTGTATGTTAGATTAATGAAAGAAGTACACGAAGATGCTTTCAAAGTTGCTAACGATAGAAAGAATAAACTAAAAGGTTTCGACGATGAAAGTGTGGGCTCCTCAATCTACCCTTGGCCAGAAATTAAAAGAACATTACCAACAGATAAGAAAAAAGTAATTGCATATCCTGGTGAACCCGAACTTAGAGCAAAATTACAATCTGGAGACCCATTATTATGGCCCGAGGTTGCATTTGTTGAGGAATATATCGCAGTATCAACTAATAAGAGTGATCCTAACAGTGAAAAAGAAGGTGGTGTAAATAACATCAATTACGTATTTGAAAGTGATTTAGACGATTCTAAAATTAATCAGGTCAGTTCATTATTTGAAGTTTCAAATAGTATCCCTTATAGTGATAGAAGTTTAGTTTCATTTTTATATGAACTACACGAGAGAGTTAAATTTATGACCTTTGTTGATTCATTTAGTTCCAACACAATTAAAGAGTTGGTTAATATTGAATATGAGACAATCAAGGAAGTTATTAGTGAAGAACCGGACCTTATTGATATTTTAAACACATCAATTAAAACACCTCAAGATTTGGTTAAATATATGGAGGCATTATCACCATTCGAAAGAAGTCCATATTATAGAGACAGTATACCAACCCAACCATATATTAAGGATTTGTTGGATACACCATTTGATATTAAACAATATGACAATACTTTAACTAAAACTCCTAAAAATGAAAATCTGTATTCTATAGTTAATCAAGAATTACTAAATTATACACCAGAATCATATAGAAAAAATATATACCCGTTCAACTCACCAACATATACAACTTATCTTGATAAACCATTTTCAGATAATGACTTTAAGTTTAAAGGAGTATTGAAAGTTAGACAAGATAAGGGATTTATCACAACACCAATTGCAACATATTCTTGGATTAAAGACGGGTATAAAAAAAATGAGCCATTATATAACCTATTTACCCAACCAATTTTCCTTTCAAAACATAGCGAACATATATTAAACACTCCATATTTTCATAAACAATTATTTAGTGATTTTAATAAAACCAACCCATATTCAAAATATGCGGGTTCGGCGTATTTGTTAATAAATTCATTACCATTTGTGGAACTGACGGATAAAATATCTTTCGTTGAGTCGGATAGTAAAGAAGTTACACCAACTTCCGCACTTTTACCACCAATTAGAGTATCGTCTTTATTTAGAGAAATATCATCAACACATTACGTACCATATCACTTAATTGTGAAGTGGGGGTCATTATACCATAGATATAAAAGGAAAATATTAGATGGTGTTGATATCTTAGATGGTTTCCTTGATTCAACAGGAACCACAACAAATATAAACGCTAATTTATTTTTTAACTCAGGTAGAACGGATAATGGTTTTACGTTATTCCCTAATGGGTTTAATTTTATTGGTGGATTCCCAATACCAACAGGAGCAACTTTTAGTGATGGTATTGATATTGGTATACACCCATTCTATGATGCAATATTTCATCAAGTGGTAAATGGTTACAACCATTACAATGTATTATCTGGTAACACCTCATACATGACCAATGTATTAAATGGTGCAATTAAAACAAGAGGAAAAAGTAAAGAAAATGGTTTAAGATATTGGACTTCATTTGTTGATAACTCTAAATTTAAACCAACCGATTTAAGATATACGGTATTACCTTGTGATGGGGATAACAAAAACGCAAATTTTAATAATACTGCGGAATTGGTTATAAACACCGATTCATTTGATAGAGGTAATCAAATTTATTATAGTACGATGTGGGAAGATAACTACATCAACGGAGATTATAGTGGTAATACATTTTTTAAATATAACGAGTACAATAATAATATTGACGGAGTTTATTCTAATGATAGTAATACAAAAAAGGTTATTGATTTAATTGGTACTTTTAGTCCCGCAATTTTAGATCAATTCGAAGATATATTTTTACAATTTGCGACTGAAAAATTAAATGAGGAAACTCCATATAAGAAATTCTCTAAAGTAAAATATGACAACTTCCAAGATTTACTAAAAGGACTTCTTTCAGTTAAGAAAGAAACATCTGACGAAGGTAAAACATTTGAGGAAATTGTAAGTCTAATTAAAGATAGACAATCCGAAAACAAAGTTAAGATAACAAATGAAATTGTAGATTATGATAATCTATTAGAAATAAAGTTAGGTAACCCAAAAGAACTCGACCCTTATATAATTGAAGGATTTGTAAATATTTCAGGTAACTCTTTAAAGTATGACAGATATAGGTCATCTCAATCTGTAAATGTAAAATACATTGAACTTTATGTTGGGGAAGATATTAGTGGACATTATTTAGACTTCTTTATAAAAAATAATATTGAATTATCGGAAGAGAACGTTCTGAAATTTAGACCATTAATATTAATTTACGCGGGTTATAGACAAGCGGGCGGATCTGATGTAAAGAAAACATTCCAAGATTACATAAGTACAACCATACTAAATGGTTTACCGTTTACGTTTGTACCTGGAACAGGAATCATACCTTTTGCATATCCATCAACACCTGGAGCAAATCCAAGATATCAATTATTCATTAATTTATTGATTGCGAAATTTGGACAATTAAAAAACAAAGAACAAACTCAATCAATTGATTTTATCGATGGATATAATAATAGAAATTTAAAGATTGAAATATATAATTTTTTCAAATCTTTCAATGATAAATGGTCATCGGGTAATTCTATAGGTCAAAGGTTATTAATGGAAGAATTCCTATTCTTAGATAAGGCTAATAAAGATATTGGAGATAAGGCGTATTTGAATTTGGATAGATTTGTTTCAATCATTAACCCAAAAAATGATAAGGCCAGTTTATATAGTGCAATATCTATGTTAATACAAGGTACAGGGTTTGATATGAGAACACTACCTGCTTATGTTAATTTTTATGGAAACGGACTAACAACAAGGAGTAAAATTACCCCATCAGATAAAGTCGCCAATAATTTATTTGGAACATTCTTAGAGGTTGATTATCAAGAATCGTCACCAAAAACCGTTATTCAATTTGCGGGACCATCATCTAAACGTCCTTCAGATATGAATAAAAACTATAGATTTAGTGATGATAGTTTTAACATATCAAATGTTAACAACAACCCACTAATTGTAACGTTACCTAAAATTTTTGATGTTGAGAATTTATCGAAATCAAATAAGGTCGTCGCTTTTGAAGTTAGTTTTGGTGACCAAAATCAAAGTATGTTTAAGGGAGTTACCTTAGACCAATCAACTATTAAGAATACTTCAGAATCTTTTGTTGTGTTAGAAAACTTAGCAAGATCTGAATCTGGAGCGGGAACACATAACGTTGACATCGGTTTATTTGACTATTATAGACAAGCATCTTATAGTTGTGAGGTTACCTGTATGGGTAATGTTATGATACAACCAACGATGTTCTTTTATTTAAAAAATATCCCGATGTTTCGAGGATCATATTGGATTACTGAGGTTAGTCATAATATTAGAAATAATTCAATAACCACAACATTTAAAGGAAGTAGAATACCACAGGCAACTTTACCTGACCCAGAAGATTCATTTGTTTCTAGTTATAAATCATTATTTGATAAACTATTAACAAAAGCTAAAACAACAACAGACGCAATCAATTCAGGAAAAGTAACAACAGAAAAAACGTTATCAATTCCAGGAAAAGGTGATTTCACTATCGATATGGGTTCAATTAAAATATCGGGAGAAGAAGAAGTTAAAGAAGTTGGGGTTTCTTCATTCGGTATTCCATACAACGGATTTAACGGTGAAAAATACATTCAAAAAGTTAAATACAAAGGTGAGGTTTGGTATCGAGCGGTAGTTGCTAGAATGGGTTCAGAGGCGTACCCAATTCAGGACGATACTCATATGGCCATTGTTAGTAGGTTTAAAAACCAAGTTGTTACAGATAAAGACGGTAAGGGTGGACTATCTTGGGGTGAACTTAAGAAGTATTCAAAAGTACAAAATTTCTATTCAACCAAATTTATACTACAAAGTAATATAACCCCAGACCATATTGGAACAGGATCAACTCGATTCTTAAATCCAGATAATGGTACCGATAAGACGATTGCACCATTATATTCACTAAATAGAACACTAACAAACATACCATTTATGGCTGAGGGACCTGTTAATATAGGACCAAATGTAAATGGTTATGGTATCGCACTTTCGGAATCACTTATGAAATTATTGGATACACACGAAGGACGAGTTATCTATTTTATGATTAAATAAGAATATTAAGAATAATGGGATATTTATATGTATATCTTAAAAATTATGGAAAATAATAAAATGAACGACAGTATTAACCAATTCTTAAATCCAAAACAAGTTAGAAATGTTTCTAATGATGGTATGGAAAGAGAAGAATGTGATATGTTAACAGGAGAGTGTTATACTATCAGAGAAAAAGACGGTATAGTTGAAAGAATAAATAAAAAATATATTACCAACGACGGTAGACAATTATTACAA